AATGATTCTCCGTTTCGCTGCTTCATAGTCCATCTGAGCGAAGAATCTATTCAGCTTCCTCAACCGGAACACCTGCCTCTGCAACCTCACTTGAATTTCCATCTTTCCCCTCCTGACTAGGGACACTGCTCATTGCCTACATCTACTACGATACTCCTACTACCGCTAGGAGTCAAGAGGAATATCGGCCCAATACCAAAATACTTAATCTTTTTCTTTGGTGGGTTTACTCTTTGAGGACCAACGCTTTACAAGCATCATGCGCATGTGGGCCTTGCGCTCGGCCAGACTCTTCCTCGCCCAACGCTTCTTACCCAAGTCCACGGCCGAGGCGTCTTTCTCTCGCTTACTCATCACATCAAGGAGTCTACTACCGCAAGAGAAGAAGTCAACCTATTTCGGGGGAGGCAACGGAGGAATCAACCTAAGAGGGATGCGATCGACCCAAATGTTCCGCAAAGCAACACCTACATACGCACCAGCAGGAACTCCCATCAACCTAGCCTCCAACTTCGCACGTTCCCACTCGTGCTCGTCTAACACTATTGTCTGCCTATGCTTACTCTTCCAGCTACGCTCACCCACAACCCATTATCTAGCCTAAGGGCTCACCCACTGCAAGCACTTTCGCTCCCTAATCCCATAACTGAGCCTTTGAGCCCACGCTCGCATGCGCAGTGGAGAGAGGGCTTCATCTTCTCCCTCTCGACACGCTGGAGAGCGAAGCGATCGAGTACCCCCGGAGGGGTGTATACGGGGCGTAGTGTCTGAGTGTTTAGGGGTCCTTACGATTATGCTGGCCTTGATAGTATACTAGCGGTGGGAGTTCCACGTTAGGTTGGAGGTGGTGGAGGATGGGACCGAAGGGAGTCCAGTGGACTACCGAGGTGCCTTTGGCGTGTTTTCCACGGATGCGCTCCCCCCGGGCCTACACAGTAGGCGGTGGGCCTACGGTCAGATTAATCACCCCCAAGTACTGCAGTAGTTCGGTTCCCATCCATGCCCCCCGCCCCGCCGCGACCTTCTTTTAGGGCTTCGACGTTTTCTTGTCAACGGGCCATTTAGACACACCCTGTTTTTTCGCTTGACGGCGCGGTGGGTTTCTTTGTACTTCTCTGTGCGGGGTGCCGCCCGTGCGGCTTAAATGGTCAGCCCAGCCCCCTAGACACCTTCACGGGAGGTAACAAATGAAAACCGCAGTAGAGAAACGGCCGCCGTCCGAAGTAGCAACGCTCTCCGACTTAGTAATCAGGATCAAGTTCAATCTGGCCAAGGGAGAGGAATACTACCGCGCCGTCGGTAAGGACCTCATCCTAGCCAGGAAAGCGGTTCCAAAGGGAGAGTGGTATGAATGGCTGGACGAGAACTTCCACCTTAGTATCTCTACAGCCATGTACTATATGAAGATAGCTAGGGGCGAGCGCTCGCGTGTTTTTAAATCCGAGGCACATAAGACGTTACATAGGAACATCAATAAAATAGCTGGTTCGATCAACCTGGCTGCCATGAGCCGGGAGGCTGAGGACAGAGAGGTGGAGCGGAAGCTCCTCCGTTCTCTGTCTGTAAAAATAATCGACATTGGATACAAGGTACTAGCGGCCAAGATGCACCCGGACAAGCCGGGCGGCTCCAAAGAGGCGATGCAGAGGCTTAACGAGGCGAAACGCAGCCTAATGGCGGCCCTATGAGCACCACATCCCTAGCTCTGGTCAAGGTCGGAACCAGGTCAGTATCGGTGAGGGGGTTCACGATTGAGGGGGCCATCGAGCACTTAAAGGAGCACCTAATTAGTAAGGAGAGGTGGTGCTTGGTAGGCTGCATGGCCAACACGATGCTTGGAAGAAACTTTGAGGGTAGCCGGGCCAAGATTCGCCGCTCGGCACGGCTGATATTCAGAACGCTCCTTGAGCGGAGTATTTTCCTGGTGATCTCCTACGACCCTAAAAACCACGGACGCATAGAGGCCATGAAACTCTACCAGGGCGGAGGCCAGGAGACGGAACACGCCCTCCGCCAATTGGAGAGAATGCTTAAGCGTAAGCAACTCACGGCGGACCTTTTTCAATCAGCTAAGGCTCTAGTAGAAACCAATTGAGCCATTAAAAGATGCCAAACGTAACCGGAAAACTAACTCTCAAGGTTGAGAAGGACGGAGGCGTCTGCGCTCTCTGCGGCTGCGCCATACTAAAGGGAGACTTGGTGTATGTGGACCCGGAGATGGGGGAAAAGGAGCACGTCTGCTGTCGCCGGGCCAGAGAGAAACCTGTTGACTCCGGTAACTAGCGGTAGTAGTCTATGGGTATGAGGTATTTGCTCTGGTCGCTACGCTGGTGTTTCTACCTAGTCTCTGCGGCCATTGTGGTGTTCACGGCCTCAGTGCTCTTTGGCCGCCCCCACAAGGGGCCGTTTACCGAGGCTGAGAGGAAGCAAATCCTAGAAGACGGCCGCCACTACGACGACGTTAAAAAGTATTGACTCTACCTAGCCGCGCCCTTCACTTTATGCGGTGCCGCGTTACGGTATCTCAGGAGAGATTGGGAGGGCCTACAGTGCCTTCAAGCACCCAAGGCCGTGCCTCGGGGTTCGTATAGACGTTGAGGACGGAATTCCTGTGTTCCACGTACCTAGAGCCGTAAGCGGCGGCGAGTTGATGAAGGACGACCGACTGAGACGGCCGAAGCCTAAAGGATGGAAGGTGTTCTTTTGATTCAGACCGTGGTTATCGTTCTCTGTGCTTGGCTGGCCCTTTCAGTCTTGGCGGTTGGGCTCTGGGTCTACGCGAAATGGCTGAGCAAGAACTGACACAACGCATGGAAGCTATCTGTGCGCGCATGGAGGCGCTTCTGACGCGCTTGGAGGGTGTGGTGGACTCCTTGTCTCGGGGACCGGGGGAAGGCCTATCCTCCGGCGCGTCGGTGTACACGCCATACACCCCAGAGCAGCTAGAGGCAGACCAGAAGGAAATAAAAGCCTTCATTGAGCAATGGAGAAGTGCGGCCCGAGAGGACGTGCCCGTTGCCGACTAAACGCTACAAGGCCAACTTGGTAGACCGGCACGGGTGGAGGAAACGCCTTGAATTTGAAGGACTATCAGATTTGGAAATCAGACAGATACCTTGCGCCACTTATGCCAACTGCGCAGGACTACAAGGACTCCCATGAAGCCCGCAGACGGCTCGCTACCAAGTAAGTCCTACTTCGGTACCGGGGACATCGAAGCTCCTCAACCCAGGGGCAGTGGGGGAATTGACCCAGAACACGAGAGGGAGAAGTTTCTCCCTAAGCCCTGGGAGTCCTGGGCTGATATCAATGAGAAGGCCTCCCAAGCGTCCCGAGAGAAGAAGGAATGGCTCGCCGAACGTCTTGCCGAAGGGAAGCTACGCACCAAGGGAGAACTCAAGGCCGCCGCCAAGTACCTGGGCTGTGACGAACGAGAAATCCACCGCCAGAAGCTCACCTCCGCCATGCAGGCCCGAGTCGCGGAAATGCTCAAGGCCCTGGCCGCATACCATGTCGCTGAGGCCATGCCCTACCAGGCCGAACTCGCCAAGACGGACGTGGCGAGCTTCGATAAGCTTGCCCGGATCGGGGACGTCTTGAAGTCTCAAGGAGTCCAGATAAACACCCTGAACGACAACAGACGTAACGGCGGGGACGACGAAGGGGACAGACAGTTTTTCCAGAAGTTCCACGAACGCGCCCAAGGGCGTCTAGCTATTGTGGAGGGCACAAATGGAAGAGGAGAATCCGATACTGAGGAAGCTGTACAATACCCGGATACCGTTTCAGAGGCCGGACGGGACGTGGAATGATCCAGACAACGTGGCCTTCTTGATGGGCGGGCCGTACAGAGAGGACCCATCCGAAGATGAGCCTGAACCCGACCCAGAACCAGAGACCACTTAGCGAAGAAGAAGCCGAGCTATACCGAGAGTACAGGTCCAGGGCCAAACGCTCCCCCTGGCTCGCCTACCCCAATTCCTGCGTCCCAGCCATTCTCCCGTGGCACGAGTCCACAGCCAACTACCGAGTCCTCTCGGGACCAAATAATGGCGGCAAGACCACCGCAGGGGCCGCTGACCTCGTTTCCTACTCCACCGGCTATAACCCGATACGCCAGGAGACCTATGCGACGCCGAATATCTGCTGGGCCGTCTGCGTGGAGTACAAGTCGGCAGGCAACGTCATGTTCCGCAAGCTCTCTGAGATGCTACCGAGGAAGGCTGACGGTACCCGTAACTGGAAGCACTACAAACAGGACCATCTCATCGTCCTCGGGAAGCCCTACTACTCGGAAATCGCCATCAAGTCGCAGAAAGAAGGAGAGTCCTCCCTACTAGCAGACCGGTGTACCGCGATCTGGGTCGATGAGGCCGCCGGTGGGGAAACTGGAAACGAGAACTTCGGAGAGCTCCAGGCCCGAGGGCTACCGGACCAACCGCTCAAGATGATGTTCACCCTTACCCCAAAACTCGATATCGGGATCGAGTGGATGCACCGGAAGCTCTGGAAAGACCCGAAGGGACTGATCCAGCCCCATGAGGACTTCATTGACGGCACCTTCTGCCTGGAATTCGAGCTAGCGGACTGCCTGATCGAAAAAGGTGGCTATATCACCCGGCAGGTCTACGAGGAGAGGCTGGCCAAGACAGACCCGGACGAGGTAGCGGCCCGAATCCACGGACAGTGGACCCCATTCTACATGAAACCCGCCTTCTCATGGGGAAAGCTCATGAAGTGCGCGGAGAGGACGCCCACTCAGAAGAGAGTCAAGTTCAACACCTACGTAGGCGGCAGACCACGGATCGAGGAGACCCAGGATGGACCTTGCAGAATGCAGCGAGAGCGAGAGTCGGCCCACAACTACATCGTTGCCTGGGACCCGGCCTCTGGGCTGGGTAAAGGACACGACCCATCGGCCCTGGTGGTTTTCGACCGTGCCGACCTTTGCCAAGTCTTCCATGCGCGCGCAACGGATGTTGGCCCAGACGAGTTTGCACGGAATATCGCCGTTCCCGCAGCCCAGTATTACAATGACGCCCTGCTCATCGTGGAAAACAACGGCGAAGGTGGTGGTACGGCGGTATCGGCGGTCAAGGAAATCAACGGGCTCAACCTCTTCGTCCAAAAATCCTTCCTCAAGACCACCTCCGAGTATACGGACCGCCTCGGCTGGATCACGACCGAGCAAAGCCGCTACCGAATGATTGACGCGCTCCAAAGGGCGTTGGGAGAGGACAAGTGGACCCCTTCCAAGGACTTGATCGAGGAAATGTCCCACGTCATGAAGAAGCCAATGCCCAGCGGCAAGCACCGAATCGAACACGCAGACGGCTTCC